AGAATCCTGAGCGGACCGACCAGCCCCGCCAGCGTAACAGACTGGGAGTAAGAGCCAGACCATTTCCCCGAATGGTATCTGAGGCTTGCGAACTAACTACGAATAGAAGGGTGGCGTTGCTATGAGCAACAACTACTGGGACGACGAAGACGATGACCTAGATACAATCGAAGAAGCACCGATGGATGGAAGTGACTTACTTAAAAAGTTACGAAAAGCCAAGCGTGCAGATGAAAAGCGTATCAAAGAACTCACTGAGCAACTTGAGGGATTTTCCAAGACGCAGCGTGAGGCAATTGTCAAGTCAGTACTAGAAAAGAAGGGCGTCAATCTTAAAGCAGCCCGTTTAGTAATGAAGGACTTGGATGACATTAACGAAGAATCAGTTTCTAACTGGCTCGATGATAATGCAGACTTGTTCGGACTAACGGTTAACGAAGAGGCATCAGGAATAACACAAGAAGACCGCGCTGCATTACGCAACCAGGACTTGGTTACTCAAAATGCTATGACCCCTGACCGAGCAAACGATATTGAATACAGAATGCAACAGGCAACGTCTGAAGAAGACATTCTGGCAATTCTACGCTCACAACAATAATATCCGTTCATAGTCACTTGGAGGTGACCGCATATGCCTAACGCATATACATCCACAGGCAGTACTTCTCTCGGAGGTACCGTCGGCGGTGCAGGTCTTGTACAGAAGGCATACGACCGTCTTCTAGAATTCGCTCTCCGTTCAGAGCCACTAATTCGTTCAGTCGCAGACAAGACTCCAGCACAGCAATCAATCCCAGGTTCAACAGTTGTACTCCAGAAGTACCAGGACCTAACAGCAGCAACAAGCACACTAACAGAGACAGTTGACCCAGATGCAGTAGCATTGTCAACACCTAACACAGTTACAATTACTCTTAACGAGTACGGTAACTCTGTTCTTGTAACACGTGCGTTGGAACTATTCTCTCTAGCAGATGTAGACCCAGCAATTGCTAACATCATCGCATTCAACCTTGCAGATTCAATCGACCAGGTTGCAATGACAACACTACGCTCAGGAACAAACGTAATTTACGGTGGTTCAACAGCGACATCAACAGCAACAATCACTGCTGCTGCAACAATCGACTCACCAGACATCCGTCGTGCTGTCGCAAAGTTGCGTGCTAACAAGGCTGCATACCGTAAGGGTTCACTATACTGGACAGGTATCCACCCAGAAGTTTCACACGACCTACGTGCAGAGACAGGCGCAGCAGGATGGCGCGACCCACACAATTACTCCACACCAGAGAACATCTACGCTGGAGAAATTGGACAGTACGAAGGTGCATTCTATGTAGAATCAGCACGTTTGTACAACGCTAAGACTGGTGCAGACCAGTCAGCACTAGCAACAACAGCAGTAACAGTTGCAGGAACATCAGCAGGATTTACATTCGGCGTTGCTTCATCATCTGTTATTGCATCACGCGCTGAAGTTGGCGACAAGATTTCAGGAACAGGCGTCGGCGCATCTGCGAAGATTACTGCTATTGATACATCAGGTTCAACAACAACAATCACTGTAGACGTTGCTAACTCAGCAGCAGTCACAGTATCAACAACAATCACAGTTACACCAGTAACTCGCGTATTCAATACAATCGTATGTGGTCGCCAAGCAATGGCTCAGGCTGTTGCTGAAGAACCACACGTTGTTATTGGTAACGTAACTGATAAGTTGATGCGTTTCCGCCCAATGGGTTGGTACGGCGTACTCGGCTTTGCAATCTACCGCGATGAGGCACTGTTCCGCATCGAGTCAGGTTCATCAATCGCTGCTAAGTAATTAGTTGATTGACGGGTGGGCAGAGGGAAACCTCTGCTCATCAGTAAGTTCACTAAGGAGGACTAATGGCTACTTGGATATTCAAGACCCCAATCGTACGAGAAGGTCCATCTGGTGGTGGCTCACGCCTATTTTACTTCTACAAGTTAGATGTAGGCGTTTCCATCGTAAAGCAAAACGGAGTTTACTCCCAACAGAGATACATACTTGACTCAGACTTACCAACCTTTCAAGAGTTGTATCAAGGTGGAAGAAACTATCAAGTAAGTGACGAAACAAAAGCAGCATTAATTGCTGGTGGAGTTGGAGTTACAGAGGCAAACTTTACAGAGGTATAGGGACAAATGGGATTACATCAAAGACAGACACATCCAGAGTATGTAGAAGGTTGCTTTGGTTGCAAGATACAACTTCTTGAATTATCTACTGGCGATGCCAAGCGAGATATATCTGACAAGAAGTGGGTCGGAGAATTGAATGCCTACAAAGAAGCAAGAGCACAAGGTATTCAACCAGCAGGAACAACGCACAAACATATCCAACAGGCATACACAGCAAGTGAGGTTCTCAACAAACCTTACAACGCTGACACTATGCCAACTGCAAAAAACATAACCAAACAATCCGTCGAAGTGATGAAAGAGATAGGACAAATATAATGCCAATGGTCAATGGAGAGAAGTTCCCATACACAGCAAAGGGAAAGATGGAAGCCAAGATGGCTGACAAGAAGATGGTTGCTAAGAGGGCTGCTAAGAAGAAGGTTACTAAAAAAGTCGCTAAGAAGAAGATGAAGTAATTATGCCAATGACATATGACGAATACCAGAACAAGCGTTCTTGGTTAATTGATACAGCAGAAACTCCTGCAGACCAGAAGCGTCTTAAGGCACAACTTGACAAGTTAAAGGCTCAGTACGATGCTGGCAAGAAGAAGGCAGCGCCAAAGCCTAAGGTTAAGGCAGCAACTGCAGATGATGCTCGTATGCAAGCAACACAACGCGCACAGATGCTTCGCGGAGAATCCGCAGAAGACAAGGCTTACCGCTTGCTTATGGAAAAGTATAACTATGACGTTACAAAGATTCCAGGTTTCAAAGGCGGAAAAGGAACACGATGACAGACCCAAGACTAAAGCGAGCAGGAGTGTCAGGTTTTAACAAACCAAAGCGCACACCAAATCACCCAAAGAAGTCACACGTTGTTGTGGCTAAAGAAGGTAACCAGGTTAAGACTATTCGCTTTGGTCAGCAGGGTGTTACTGGCGATAGAAAGCCAACAGCACGTCAAGCATCATTTAAGGCTAGGCACGCAAAGAATATTGCTAGAGGAAAGATGTCAGCAGCCTACTGGGCAGACAAGGTGAAGTGGTGAAAAAGAAAGCATTCTGGGACAAGAAGAATCCTAACAAGAAATCAACACCTTTGACTGCAGCACAAAAGGCTAAAGCAAAGGCTAGAGCAAGAGCAGCAGGGCGACCATATCCTAATTTGGTAGACAACGCAGCAGTTAAAAGAAGGGCTAACTAATGGCAAGCATTCCTGGTTTATCAATAACCGCTGAACTTAATCGTTTAGCAAATGGTGGAGACTACCCAGTAAGAACTGCATTTATTGCAGAACAAGGAGCCGCTAACGCTTGGGCTGGAACTGTTGGTAAAGGTTTAATCGGAGCACTTAACTACAAGGCTAGTTCGTCTCGTCAACCTAATGACTTTAAAAACCTCAATGCTATTTGTAATGAACTAGCATCTACTACTGGACTATCTGCGGTTGACGCATTAAGGACTATAAATTAATGCCAACGTTATCAAGTATGATTGATGAAGTACTCATTAACCTTGCAGGTTATACATATCAGCAGGATAGAGCAACCTATATTACTCAAGATGTCGCTGCTACAGCATCTACCATTGCTAGCCCAATCATCTTGCAGTTAGCATCTACCGATAATATTGGTAAGGGCGCGATTGAGATTAATGAAGAATTATTTTGGTTAGACTCATTTGACCGCGTATCTAACACAGCAACCGTTCCTCCTTATGGTCGTGGCTACTTAGGTACAGATATTGCTGCACACACTGCTGGAACTAAGGTTACTATTACACCTACATTCCCACGCTATGTAATTAAGAAAGCAATCAACGATACTATTGCAGCATTTGGCGCTACTATCTTTGCGGTTAAGACAACATCATTTGTTTTCAATGCAGCACAGACTACATACCCGTTTAACAACTTGAACATCCATAACATCTTGACCATTATGTGGCAAGACATTGGACCTTCAGAAGAGTGGTTCCCAGTTCGCCGTTGGTCTTGGGATTCATTGGCTTCAACTACAGCATTTGGTGCTGGAGCACAGACAGTAACAATTGGTGACTTTGTTCAACCAGGTCGTACGGTCAAGGTTGTATATGCAACTGACCCTGAACCATTTACTAGCAACTCACAAGACTTTGCAACTCAGACAGGATTACCTAACTCAGCACGAGATGTTGCAATCTTAGGTGCTTCTTATCGCCTATTGACTTACTTGGACCCAGCACGTGCGTCTCAGGTTAGTCCACAGGCTGACGAGACAGACAGTAAGCGTCCATTCGGTGCATCACAGAGCGCAACGAAGCAACTCTACGCACTTTACGTACAGCGTTTAAACGAAGAAACAGCAAGACAACAAGCCCAGTATCCAATCCGCGTTCACTACAGCCGATAGGTAGATAAATGACAACAAGAAAATATTCCTCTCGCTCCCAGCAAACAACGCTAGCAGCCAACCTTACAGATGCAGCCACAACCTGTACTGTAGTCTCTGGCTCAGCGTTACTTGGTGGAGCAACCGTTCCCGCAGGCACAACATTTACTGTTGTCATTGACCCAGATACAGCGCTTGAAGAAATTGTAGACGTCACGGTTGTTAGTACTAACGTATTAACAATTACCCGTGGTGTTGAAAATGCTGGCACTGGTCAGGCTCACTCCGCTGGTGCTGCTGTTCGCCATATGGCGATTGGTCGTGACTTCCGCGAAGCCAACCTTCATATTGAAGCAACTGGTGGATACAACGATGGTACTGGTGCTCACACAATGCACGGTATCGCTGCAGGCGAAGGTGTGGTTGTAGGTACAGATAAGAGCCAGACTCTTACTAACAAGATTTTAACAGCACCTACTATTACTAACCCAAGCATCTCTGGTGCTGGTGTAGATGCAAGCATTGTCTTTGAAGGTGTGACACCAGATGCCTTTGAGACCACACTTACAGTAGTAGACCCAACTCAAGATAATACAATTACCTTACCTAATCCAACTGGTACAGTAGTAATTGCTAATGCAACACAGACGTTGACCAACAAGACTATTGATATGACTGGTGTTACACTGACTGGTTTATCATCAGCAGGTATGTCAGTATCATCTGCTACACCTAAGAATTACGTAGACAGCATCCTAGGTTCTGCAACTGCAGCATCTACTAGCGCTGCATCTGCAGCAACTAGTGCAGCATCTGCTGCTACATCAGCAGCAAGTGCAGAAACCTCAGCAATTGCCTCAGCAGCCTCTGCTGCTACATCAGCAAGTTCAGCGACAGCAGCAGCAACAAGTGCTACATCAGCAGCGGCATCTGCCACAGCAGCGGCTACATCAGCCACATCTGCTGCAGCAAGTGCGACAACTGCTGCCAACTCAGTAGCGACAATTGCAGCATCTGCAACAGCGGCTGCTACGTCAGCAACCAGTGCGGCAACTAGTGCTAGCAGTGCGGCTACATCTGCAACTTCTTCTGCCAATAGCGCAACTGCCTCAGCATCAAGTGCTAGCGCATCTGCTACGTCTGCAACAGCATCTGCATCATCTGCAAGTGCTGCTGCTACAAGTGCCTCAAGTGCAGCAACATCAGCAACCGCTGCAGCGACATCTGCTGCTAGTGCAGCGACAAGCGCAGCCTCAGCGGCTGCTGCGGTAGCCTCATCATTTGATGCTAAGGGTGACTTGCTAGTTGGTACAGGTGCTAGCGCATTTGACCAACTATCAGTTGCAGCAACTAATGGATATGTTCTCAGTGTCAACAGTGCTACAGCAACAGGTCTTGAATGGGCTGCTGCTAACCCTGGCGACATTACAGGCGTAACTGCTGGTACAGGATTATCTGGTGGTGGTACCTCAGGTGCCGTAACAGTAAGCCTTGACACGTCATCTGTGTATGTAGTACCAAGCCAGACTGGTAACTCAGGCAAGTATCTAACTACCAATGGAACTGTTTCATCTTGGGGAGCAGTAGATGCTTTACCTTCACAGACTGGAAATGCAGGAAAATATTTGACCACCAACGGAACAGCCGCTGCGTGGGCATCAATCGTAACCGACCCTACACCGTCAGTATTTATGCTGATGGGTGCCTAAGCAAAGGATATAAACAATGGCAAAGAAAGTACTTGGGCAAGTAAACCCATCTGCAACAACACTTACAACTCTATACACTGTTCCTTCTGCAAAGGAAGCGGTAGTCTCATCTATCTCAGTTGCTAACCTAACTACAACTGCTGCAACATTTAGACTAGCAGTACGTCCAGCAGGTGAAGCAATTGCTAACAAACACTACATTGGATATGACATTACAGTTGGAGCATCTGACTCAACAATTATTACAGTAGGTTTGACTCTTGCAACAACAGATGTAATCTCTGTCTACGCTTCTACAGCAAACGTTGCTTTCCAGGCGTTTGGAGACGAGGCTTCGGTCTAATGTCAATCTCTAGTCTTAAGACTGGTTCAGTCTCTCCGTCTAGTTTACTCGCTGGTAATACCTTCTTTGACCCAACTATACTTATTAACTCTTTAATAATTGCAGGCGGTGGTGGCGGAGGTTCAGTAAGTTATGGCGGAGGCGGAGGCGGAGGCGCTGGTGGGTATAGAGCATTTACCTCTCAAGGTTTAGCCGCGGGCGTAACACATACTGTTACCGTAGGCGCAGGTGGCGCTGGTGGTCCTTCTGCTGGTGGTGCTAGTGGCGGTAATAAGGGCAGTAACGGCTCTAGTTCAATTTTTAACTCTATAACTTCCACAGGTGGTGGAGGTGGAGGAGCCGACCCAGGACCAGGCGTAGGTAACAATGGTGGTTCAGGTGGTGGTACGGCGGCTTGTAACGCATCATACACGGTAGCAACAGGAAATACTCCATCTACCACTCCATCACAGGGTAATAATGGTGGTGCTTATTCATCATTTACCAATGGTGGAACTGGTGGTGGAGGTGCTGGTGCTGCAGGACAAGTATCTGGCGCAAGAGGTATTCAAGAAGGAACTGATGGCGGTAACGGTACAGCATCATCAATTACTGGAACATCTGTAACTCGTGCTGGTGGAGGCGCTGGCGGTGGTTACGGCGGTGGCGGTAGTGCAGGAACGGGTGGTTCAGGCGGTGGCGGTAATGGATACGCATACAATCAAGTCAATACTGCAGGAACTACAAATACAGGTTCAGGCGGTGGCGGTGGAGGTGGTGCCCCTCTAAGCGGTATTGCAGGAGCAGCAGGTGGTTCAGGTATTGTAATCATCAGCGCTTTACAGCAAGCAGTATCAACCACAGGCTCACCTACTTATACTACATCTGGTTCTAATCACATCTATCAATTTACAGGTTCAGGAACAATTAGATTTTAAGGAGCAACAATGGCTATTAGAAGCCTTAAGACTGGATTGTTTAGTCGCAACCTTAGCGTTAACAATAATGTTTTTGTTGACTATTTAGTAGTTGCTGGTGGCGGTTCATCTGGTAGTGCCATTGGAGCATATACTGGATACGGTACTGGCGGAGGTGGTGCAGGTGGACTTCGTTCAACTGTAACCGCAACGGGCGGAGGTGGAGCACTTGAGTCCACCTTATCCCTTCAACCTGGAACTTCTTATACAGTAACAATTGGTGCTGCTGGTTCTGCTTCAAATGGTTCTGATTCTGTGTTTGCATCAATTACATCTACTGGCGGTGGACGTGGTGGTGCTGCTAACGCATCAGCAAACGGTACCACTGGCGGTTCAGGTGGTGCTGGTGGTATTAGTAGTGGCGGTGGAAATGGTACTGGTGCCGCTGGTACAGCAAACCAAGGTTTTGCTGGTGGAAATGCTGAAGGTAGCCGATGGGGCGGCGGAGGCGGAGGTGCTGGTGGTGCTGGAGCAAATGCTTCAGGTGCACGCGGTACAGGTGGCGTTGGTTTAGCCGTATCAATTACTGGTTCATCAGTTACTTATGCAGCAGGTGGATTAGGTGGAGGTCAGTCTTCTGGAGATGCTCCTGGTCAACCTGCTAATACAGGCAATGGTGGAATTGGTGGAACGAACAATCAAGCAGCAAATGGCGCTGCTGGTTCAGGTATAGTTGTACTTAGAAGTGCAAGACAAGCAGTTGCTACAACAGGTTCACCTGCTGCAATTACATCAGGTGGTAATTACATTTATACATTTACTGGAAGCGGGAGCATAACTTTCTAATGGCTGTTATCAGTATTAAAAACAAAATTAAAAGTGGCTCACTGTTAGTTGGTAATGAGTTCTTTGAAGTCGGCGACTATGAACCTATTGCTACTGTAACAGTAGGAGCAGGCGGTTCTGCAGCAATAAATTTTACTAGTATTCCATCTACTTACCAACATTTACAAATCAGAGGAATTGGACGAAGTACTTGGGCAGACGCAGATGACAATGTGTATGTAACTTTCAATGGAGTTGCTGGTACTTCTTATTCTTGGCACAGAGTATTAGCAGATGGGTCAGGCATAGGTGTGGGTGCAAACCCTTCACAGCCTTCTGCAGTTATCACTCTAGTTCCTGGAGCAACAGGAACATCTAATGTTTTTGGTGGAGTAGTCATTGATATTTTGGATTATTCTAATACAAATAAAAACAAAACAGTTCGCGCAATTGGTGGCAATGATAGAAACGGAAGTGGATATGTAACTTTTCAATCTTTTGGATTTTATAACACTTCTGCAATTTCTTCTATATCTTTAGGTACCGCTGCCAATTTTGCTCAGTACAGTTCTTATGCGCTATACGGAATTAAGGGGTAAAGATGCCAGTTACATATCGTCCTATTGCTACACAGACTCTAGGGTCTACTGCAAGCACTGTTACTTTTTCATCGATTCCATCTACCTACACTGATTTAATTTTAATTTCATCACCGATTTCAACCAGTAACGGCAATCAATTTACTATGAGAATAAACTCGGATTCTGGCAGTAATTATTCTGCTACTTACCTGACAGGAAATGGAACATCTGCCGCATCGTACCGCAGGACTTCTGCTACCTCGATTATTCCTGATTATCTTGGAGCGATAGACACAACAGTCAAAACTGTATATCAAATTAATTTTATGAATTATTCAAACACGACCACAAATAAAACAATTCTAATCAGGTCAAGCACAGGTTATGCGGTGGAGGCTGTTGTAGCCTTATGGAGATCCACATCCGCCATTACATCATTTAGTTTATCTATGCCCGATTTTGCTACTGGATCAACATTTACATTATATGGAATTAAGGCGGCATAATGGCTACGTTTATTAAGATTGCGGCGGTCACCGTTGGCGCTGGTGGTGCTGCTAACATAGAGTTTACTTCAATACCAAGCACATATACAGATTTATTAATTTTTTATTCTGGAAGAAACACTTCATCAGGTGACTGGATACATCTTAACTTTAATGGTTCCACAGCAAATTTTTCTGGACGACAAATATTTGCTGTTCCTGGCACTATAGCAAGTTACACAAAAACAGATGGAACAGAAGCAGGCGTTAATAATAGCAGTTCAACAACTGCAGGTACATTTGGAAGTGCATCGTTTTATATACCTAATTATACTTCAAGTAGCAATAAATCTTTTAGCATTGACAGTGTAACTGAAAATAATGCGAGCACTGCTTATTCTGTTTTACACGCAGGTTTATGGTCAAATACAGCAGCAATTACAAGTGTAAGACTTACTCCAAATGCAAATAATTTTGCACAGCACTCAACAGCAACTCTCTACGGCATCAGCAAATCATAAGGAGAAACAATGACAACAGCAATCGAAGTAAACTGCACAACAGGGGAAGTCATTGAACGCCCTTTAACAGCAGAGGAACTAGCACAACGCGAAGCAGATGTGGCAGCATTTACTGCAACAGAGGTAGAGCGTCTAGCAGTAGAAGCAGCAACACAGGCTGCTAAGGAATCAGCACAGGCTAAGTTAGCAGCCCTTGGATTAACAGCCGAGGAAATTGCTGCACTATCTAAGTGAGGGATGAGATGGCACACTTTGCACAACTAGATGAGAACAA